GGGCGACGTGCCGCCGGTCAGGGCGGAGCCGTCAGCGGTCAGCACGACCGGGGCGGTGAACGTGAGCGTCATCGGCGAAGTGCCGGACGCGGCGACCGTCACCCCGGTGACACCGGACAGGCCGTTGATCGCGGTCTGCACCGCAGCAGCGTTGGCGTTGTATGCGATCGGGGCGGTGTTCGCACCCTTCACGTTCAGCACGTACGAGCCACCCGTCGGGGTGCCGGTCACGTTCAGCGACCACACCAGGGAGCCGGCGCCACCGACGACGACGTCACGGCGCACGAGGCCGGTGACGAGGAGATCCTGAATCTTGCCGATCTCCGTGTTCGCGGTGCGGGGGATCTCCCGCTGCAGACCACACTTGAACGGGGCGACGATGGAGAGCAACTGCCCGTTCGCGAACGCATCCGCATTCGGCACGACGAGACGCTCCACCGCCCACCACTCGGAACCCTTCACAAGCTTCGTGCGCAGCTGATCCGACGCCACACCCATGTACGGGTACTTCACGGTGATGCTGTCCTTCACCTGACCCTCGTTCTCGAGGATCTGCGCCAGCGTGTACCGGGTCGTCTGGAACTTCGTCACCTCGGTCTGATGGTCGAAACCATCACCGAAAAGCAGATAGGTGGCATCCAGTACACCCACTGCGGTGAGCTCCGCCAGGGACGGGGCGGACGGGTCAGCGATGCCCGCCTTCGGGACGAACAGGACCTTGGAACGGCCGTCGGAGATCTCGCCGGGGCCAACAGTAGAAGAACTCATGTGTTCTTCCCCCTTTCAAATAAGAAAACCCCGCCTAGGCGGGGTCAGATGTGAGGTCGAATTGGGATGTGGAGTACCAGAGCGGTTGAGTGCTGTCGTCGTCGAGTTCGGGCGGTTTCCCGGTGACGAACTCGACCGGATGCACGTGGCGTCCAGCGACCGGTAGCTTCAGCCCGGTAAGTTCGTCGACGCGCTCTTGCACGTAGAGGGCCTCGTCCTCGGTGGTGCCGACGCAGTGAACGGTCAGCGTGAACGTGTCACGCGATTGCGGGCCCGTGTACCTGGTGCGGTCGCGCCGGGTCCGGGCGATGAACAGCACCGCATACCGGGACACGCTCGCATCCTTCGCGGCGGCGGAGTACGACTTGAACACCGCACCCGGGAGCGAGACGGAGAGGGCCGTGATGACAGCGTCGCGGTGCGCACGAATAGTCATAGGCGCGCCTCTCCGAGGGCGTCCGCAACCGCATGCTCAATGCCGCTTACGAAGTCGTCCTCGTTCTCGTGCAGGGCTGCTTGCAGTTCGCCGCCTGGAGCGAGTGGGAGGGATTGCTCGGGACGTACCTTCACTGCCGTTGTGATCTCTCCGCGTTTCACCAAGATGTGCTTCTTAGCGCGAGGGGCCCCGTATTCGAGGAGGTTGCCGAGCTTGCCGACCTCGGTGTCCTTGTTGTATCCGATCTCAGCCGACATGCCCGAGGTGGTGCCGGAGAAACCTTCTACCTCGTAGTCGATCCCACCGGCGGCTCTTCGCCATGGCTTCGCACGTTTGCCGACCTTCTCTTGCGCCGACTTCTTCACCTTCTTTGCGGTGGTGCCGAGTGCCTTCCCGAGATGCTTCGGTAGCGCCTCTGGCGCGGATTCGAGGTCGGCGGCAAGTTCCATGAGTTCGCTGAAGTCGAAGTCAATACCGGACATCGGTCACCTCCACGTGGAAGCGCAGCGCGGTCGTCTGGGAGCCGTCGAACGGTGCGGCGATTCGGTAGAAGCGGCCCACCTGGCCTACTCGGGTTGTGCTGCCGATGATTTCTGCGATGTCGCCGACCCGTACATCCTCGGCGCTCAGCGGGAGATGCAATTCGAGAGCGGAGAGAACCTGAAGCTGAGAGCCCGCGTCGATGTCCTGCGCCGCTAGGGAAGGTGCCTTGATGCGACACTTCCCGTTCCCATAGATCTCCATCGAGTTCTTGGTTTCACGGCCCGCGTTCTCATCCCAGGTTGTGCCCGCATCGCGTCGGATGGTGCAGGTGTCGAGCATGCGAGCCTCTGCCACGGCCCGACCCCGGGCGAGCGCAGCTGTCACATTCATGACAGCCCCAGCCGTGCGGTGAACGCGCCACGCTTGCGACGCATCCCCGGGACGAGCTTGTCGAGCTCGTCGTCACTCACATAGATCAGGCCGGCCGACACTGCCGAATCTCGACGTCGTGTCTCGCTCCAGTCATCCAGGCGCGTGGTCTCCTCGAGCCACGCCTCCGGGTTCATGAGGTATCGGCGCACCATGTCGGCGACCGTGCGGACGTAGAGCCTCTGCCACGGTTCGTCGTCCAGGGGCTCGAGCACGCCGCGCATGCGGAGCTGCATCTGCAACTCAGCGGTGGCGTCAAGAATGCGGGTCTCCGCGACCGTCGTCTCATCTGGGGTGAGAGGTCGCCACCGGCTCGCGATATCGGCGGGAGCAACAGTTGGCCAGTCCATAGCTACTCCGTTCGCAGTCCGGCAGCCTCCAGCGCGGCGATGATGTCGTTCCGGGTCGCATCGTCAGGGATGTCGATGTTCAGGCCAGCAGCGGCAACCTGTGTGACGGCATGTGCGCGCCATGCGTCGGTCGAGGATCCTGCCCCGCGCCGCGGAGGCACCTCGTGCGGGATCTCAGCCTGGTGAGCTCGGCCCCCGGAGATCGCCCACACGTCAGGGTTGGTGATCTTCGCGACGGCCCATACGGGAACCTCGTCGTCTGGCCCGAACACGTGCACCTGCAGAACGTCATCCATCACGGGTACGAAACAGTTCAGCCTCATCAGAGTCCTTCCTGGTCCAGCAGGAGGGGCCACTCTTGTGAGGTGGCCCCAACCCGACTAGAGAACCTTCGCCGCCAGCGACAGGTCCGCGTTCGCGAGCACCGGCATGGCGATCGCATCCGAGATCACCTCAGCGATCAGCGGAGGCTTGTCGCCCCGGTACACGCCGGCCACAATGCCCGGCTGCTCCGACGCCTCGATGCCGTAGCGATCATCCGAGGAGGTCAGCGTCTGACCCCAGAACGTCGCACCCAGCTCGGTGCCCTCCCAGTCGCTGGTATCGACCGGGGCGGGGAGCAGGAACAGCTTCGAATCGTCCAGCACCTTGCCCGACGAGGTACGTCGGTCGTACCGGATGATTTCCGGCAGGCCGGCACCGGTAACGATTCCGCGCACGTCCGCATCGGTTGCGGGACGCGAGCCGCCGTTGAGCAGCTGCACCCGGAACTGGTCACCGGCCGCGAGGGCGCGGAAGACACGGTTCGTGACGACGATCGCACCCGGCTCGACGCCGTTCGAGTCGCGGTACACGTCCGTGATCGACTCGAGGAACGCGAGTCGGTCCGCTGCCGGATCCGACCACAGGGTCGGGGCAGTCGGGTCGTGCGTTCCCGAACGGCCGAAGCTGTCCGCTGCCGCGATCTCCGGGATCGTGGCAATACCGGTGTTCAGAACGATGCCGCGCAGCTTCTCGAGCCGGTCGGCGACCGCACGAACCACGCGGTCGGTGGTGCGGAGAATCGACTTCTCCACAACCTCGTCCGAGGAGTTGCGGGAGCGCAGCTGCTCGTACTCCGACACGGGGATGTTCTGTCCCAGCGTGGGGAGCTCGATGATCGTGCGCTTGCCTGGCTCGCCCTTCCCGACCTCGGGCTCGGCGTCGAAGGAACGGAAGCGTGCTTCCTCGACGAGGCCCTTGCGGCCGGAGATGAAGCGCACGACGGTGTCGGCGACCTCACGGTTCGGGAGCCAGCGCGCCAGCGTCCCCTTCGATGCTTCGTACTCCTCGAGGGAGCGACGGGCGTACCCGGTCAGGGTGGCCGGGTCAATCAGATCAGTCCACAGAGTCATCTGTCACTCCCTCCTTAGATGAAGACGATCGTGGTCGCGTTCTTCGCCGCGATCGGCGCCACGAACCCGGTCAGGATTGCGGCGATCTTCGCGACCTTCACACGGCCGTGGTCGAGGATCGGGGCAGCGAAGTCGACGGTGTCGCTCACGACTCGCTGATCGGTCAGGATGTGCCCGGCAAGGATGCCCGCACCAGTGGTGGTGCCGACCGTCTTGTCGTAGGGCACGTACACGCCGCCGACGAGGGCGACGGGGGTGCCGGACGGCAGGTAGCCGTCAGGGAAATGGGTGGCCTTGGTGAAGGTCGAGATGTCGATGACGCCGGTCCGCGCGTTGCGGATGCCGTGCGTCGAACCGAGCCACGACTGGTCACCAGGGCCGAACGTCTCCGTGCGGAGATTGGGCATGGTTATTCCTTTCGCTTGGGTTTCTTTTCGCTGTCGTAAAGGTCACGGCCCGCCTGAACGGAACCGCCCGTGGACTCGCTGGAGCGTTCGCCCTGGCCCGGGATCGGCTTTGCCCCCTGCTTCACCTCGGTCGAGTTCGTCTCCACCCACGCTTTGATCGCGTCGGTATCGGCCGCACCGTCCTTAATGAACTGGGACTTGTCGAACCCCATGACGAGCACGTTCGGGTCGATCGATCGACCCGTCAGGGCTGCAGTGAGGGCGTTGTTCACACGCTCTTCCGCGAGCACCTTCCGCACCTCGGAGCGACCCTCCTCGCGCGCACCCTCGAGCTTCGCCTCGGGATCGTCCTTTGCCTGCTCTGCCTTCAGCCGGGCGAGCTCGGCCGAGTCGGTCTTGAACTTCTCGTGATCCTTGAAGTTCGCCCGCTCACGAGCGAGCCGCTTCTCCACGATCGCGTCCAGGGCCTCCTGCGACTCGGGGGCTTTGAAGTCTTCGCCGCCCTTGCTGCTCTCCTGCTTCCCAGCACCCGCACCTTCACCACCCTCAGGGTCGGTTGCGAAGCGGATACCCATCAGGTCGTACTTCGAGAATGCGCGGGGCCCGAATGCGGGCATGCGGTTGTGTGCCATTAGTGACCTTTCCTGATCCGTTTAGAGCCCGTCGGCTGCCGCGAAACCCTCGCGTAGGGCCACCAGTGAGGTGAAAGTGGTGCGTGCAGGGATCGAACCTGCCGTGCACGGAGGCAACCGATTTACAGTCGGCGTCCGACACCAGTCGGGTACGCACCGGGGCCTGGCGGGGTCCCCGCATCAGGCGTATAGTTGAAAGCGCGAGAGCGGCCCCCCGGCCCAATCCTGAAATAACGGATCGATAGAACGGCTGGGCGTCCCGCTCTCGTACTTATTGCAGATCGATTTCCTCGATTCGGCCATCACGCCAGACGAAGAGTCGTTGGATCTGCGAGTTGCTCCTCCGAAGGTTGAACTTCGCGAGATTGACAACGACCTTGTCTGAGATGCGATATTTGCGCGAGTAGAGGATGAAGTTCTCCTTCGCGTATGCGGCGTTCTCCCACGCGCGCGCGGAAGCCACCGCATCTGCAATGTGCTGCGCAAAGCCTCCGTAGGAAGGCGACAACATCGACTTCGCCTCGAGGCGAAGACCAAGACGGACAATCTCCACATCAGGGGTCGGCGTGCGGTGTTCCCGACCATCTGGATGGAGCGCAAACGAGCCACGGGGGATTAGCCTGAACTCCTCCCCAGCGGCAGCAAGCTCTTCGTAAAACTTGATCTCATGTGGGTAGAGGTTGTCCTGGATGCGGTTACTGGGCAGCGCATCCTGCCGATCCCGCCAGTACCTCTTCCCCTCGGGCGTGTCAAAGTCCGGTTCCTCCGGCGTTCCCGATCCGTTGTAAATACGTGGCGGGACTCGCCCACCACTACCCGCACCCGCGGTCCTCGCGGCGCGTTTGATCGCGTCCGTGCCAACCGACTTCTCGATGCTGTCGAAGATCTGGGCAGCCTCGAAATCGTCCTTCCCAAGCAGCGCATCCGCAAGGCTGCGCATCCCAGACTTTCCAGCAGGGATCTTCGCGAGCTGACGCTGCAGGTCCGCCTCGAGACGGGCAAGCCGTTCCGGGGTGAGTTTCTGCCCGACGAGCCCGGAATAGAGGTCCGCCGAGTTCTGGCCGATCGACCGTGGCAGGTACCCGTACTTCTTCGCGTACTGCAGCCGATAGGAGGCATCGAATAGCCGCCGCTCGGCCGCGGTCATGGTTGCCCGGTCGAGCGGGTCACGCACACCAGTAGCACGCGCACGCAGCACCCGATCCCGCTTCGAGCCCGGGACGATCGGGCGCGAGATCGGCTTCTGGTACGCCTCCCGATAGCGGCCAACAATGTTGCCGCCGCCAATCTGCGGACCCGTAATGTAGCCCTCGCGCTGCATCATCTCGATCGCGAGCTTCCGGTCTGTCCCGGCGAGACGGTAGATGTCGTCGATCGTGAACTTCGTGGGAGTGCCGTAACGGACCGCCTGCTTAGATGTCGCGAGCCCGCGGAGACGGATGTTCTCGACCCGGTAGATGTCGCCACCGTCCCGGATCGCCTGCGCGTTGCGGGCGCCGATCCGGGCCGCTTCGGCACGCTGCTCGAGAGCGCGCCCAAGGCTCGGGCGGAACAGCTTGTCTTGCTCCTCGCGCGGCAGAGAGTTGAAGTACTCGTACGGGTCGGTGGTCAGATCGCCAGCGAGGTTCTCCCGAGCCGGGATGTGCATGCAGTCGCAGCGCGGATGCCGTTGGAACCCGGTATTCCACCGGAACCATTTGCCGGCGAGGATCGCACATCTCGAGCACGATGGCGGGTTCAGCATGCGCGTGTACCCAGTAAGGGTGGGGCGCTGAATGATGTCAGCCGCGTACACGTCACGTCGCGTGTCGGCGAGTAGCGTGAGCATCGCCCCGGACAGAAATGAGCCGGCTGAAAGCAGCGCCTCGCCAGCGGTCATCCCGCCAGCAACACCGACCTTCGCGCGAATCACGGACTCGTCCACGAGCCCGCCGACCGTGCGCCCGTCCGGGGTGGAATCAAGGAACCGGCCGAGCGCAAGTTCCCCCGTCGGGGCATCCTCCTGTCCGGTCTCCGCTAGCACCGCCGATGTGTAGCTACCGGCCACGCTCACCGTCGCCGCCCGCGCAGCATCCACCAAGGTCAGGAGTTGGGGGCGGATGAGCTCGTACGACGAATCGAAGTCGTCACCCATCCGCCGCCACAACTTCGCGACCGCCCCAGTCGCGGTCGTCGCGATCGCCTGCTGACGCTGGTACTGCTCAGACGCCGACCGTGGAAGCATTGAACGCCTCCAAAGCCTGCCCCAACTGGGCGTCCTGCATCGCCATCGCGTCCCAATCCCGCATGCGATCCTGCATCGTTGTGGAATATCCGAGATCCTCACGGGCCTGCTCGATCGGAAGAATCGAACGCCCGGTGCTGTCCTTCGTGGTGACGAGCTTCGTGATCGCGTCAGCCTTCTGCGCCACCGTCGGTGTCGCCGGGTCACGCCAAATCGTCTCGATCTGATCAAGCGACGGCACGTCCGGGCGCCCCATCGTGAGCAGCATGAGCCGCATCAGCCGCTCCCACTTCGTCGACAACACCTGCTGCTTCCGCTCAGCCCGCTTCACCAACTGCGACTCTGCCGAACGGATCGCATCAGCCGATGCCGGGTTGTCCGCACCAAATGTCGTGTAGTGCGGGGGCAACGCCAGCAGCTGACCGGCCACCTGCTCGAGCAGGCGGATCGTGTCATGGAAGTTCTTCAGATCCGCTTCCGGGAACTGCCCAAACTTCGCCTTGTCCGACTCCACGCCCCAGAGGCGACCCGCGATCAGCGAGAAGGTCTCAAGCTGCTGCCCGGTCGCCTCATCGACGAAGTCGGACTCGCTCAGCCCCGTCGCCCACCGACGCGGGAGCGCATGGAACTCGGCCGACGTCATCATGTCGGACGCGATCTTGTTCAACGCATCCATCAGCGGAATCACGTCATGGAACACGGCCCGCCCGAGGCGCTGATCCGTCCGTCCCGGACGCACCCGCCCGAGCACGCGCGGATCATTCGGCAGCGGGACCAACTGGCACGTACCGTAGTCGTGCGAATCGGACGAGTCCTCAACCCACTCACCGGACTTCGCCCGCCAGGTCGCCCAACCGTCACGGTGCAGGTACGTCATCCAGCGCGTCTTGTCCGGATCCGTCCACTGCTTCACACCGTGCTTCACCTGATGCGTGCGCGGATCGTCCTCATGAATCGCCTCGAACGCGGACTCGATCGTGAGTACCGGCGGCTCATCGGACGACTCAGCCGGGGATACCATTCCGTATGCTCGCCCCAGAGCGAGTCCTTCACGGTGCGCCTGCTGCGCCATGAACGGGCCATCGTTCGCCTCGAACGCCGCCCACAGGTCAGCATCCGCCGTATCGTCATTCCCGATCCGGAACCCCTCAATATCGAGACGGTTCTCGTACACGTCGACCGCGTACCGGCTCAGATTCACCGTGACCGGCGACAACCGATACCCGAGCTCCTGCTCCAACTGCGGAGACACAAACCGCAACGGCTGCTCACCCTCGAAGTAGTCGTCGTTCTTCTGCAACGGCTTCTTCTCGCGCGACAGAAGACGGGTCAGCCGCTGGGCCTCATCAAGCTGAGTCATCCAGCACCTCCATCAACGCCAAACGCGTACTTTGCTCTTCTTCGCGGGTCTCCAACCCGTCGCGAGGACGTGGAGACATGCCTGCCAGGACAGCCCGCCGGCCATGGCGTAGTCGATCTTCTTGTCGGAGTCGTGCCGCTCTTTGGCCATCGTCCACATGGGGATTCCTTCGTCATCGACGACCTTGGCGTCCCGCTTCTGCGCGTTGGCGATGTGCTCACGCATCTTCGAGTTGCCGTCGTTCTTCACCTCGCCGGACGAGATGGCCTGCGCATACTTCCGAGTCATGTACGCGGTGCGGAGTCGCCCACGGGAGTCGGTCTCGAAGGGGACAAAGATCTTCTCCCCGTATCGGCCCGCCCAATCGGCGCCGAGACGGTCGAATCCCATAGCGGGGTCGTAGTAGGCGCGCTGGACATCCCATCGACGCATCGCCTCGGACATCTTCGCGTCGACCTCGTCGAGATCAACCGGGTTGTTCTCGTCCGGCGTCCAGATCGCGAATGCGTGCTGCACGCGCTCCATCAGATCGGTGACGACAATCGTCGTGGTGTCCTTCCATCGCGACCCGTCCAGGCCGATCGTGACGCCAGCACCATCGTTGGGAACGAAACCGTCAACCGTGTTCTCATCCCACGCCGGCACATCAAACGCCTGCGCGTCGGCCTGAGTCCAACGGTTCAACCAGGTGCGCTCGAGATACCGCAGATCAGCGCCAGGACGATCCCACTGCTTAGCGATGCCACGAAGATCCGACCACGCAGCCACCGCGGGCCCGGAGGCTTCCCGGACGGCCTCGATCCGCTCGGAGAGCAGACTCAGGTCATAGACCTCACCCGTCTTCGGATTGTGAGTACCCGCCTCGCGGTGGAAGTAGAACAGCTCCGGCTCTTCAACCTCACCACGGGAGATCGCCTCAGCCTCGTCCTTGTCTTTCTCCGCAACTGAACCACGGCCGGGCTCCCCAGCGGTCGTCACGCCCAACGACCACGGGTCGTCAAGCGGACGCTTCGGAAGGTTCGCCTCCATCGTCTCGTAGGCGCTCAGCTGAGACGGAAGCGTCAAGCGGTGCGTCTCGTCGTAGAAGTTCATCGTCGTGCGCGCACCGTCGCGAGCGTTCGGGCTCGTCGCCAACGGGACGGCCTTCCCGTCCGCCCGTCCGCGCTCGTCAAGGCGAATGATCCGCTCAAGCGACACATCGAACAGGTCCGCGTCAGGCCCCTCCAGACACACGGTGTGCAGCACTCCATAGGCGAGCTCCATCACCTGCTCCTGCGTGTACGCGAGCATCGGAATGTACGGGTCGCGGACCGGGCGCCCAACAGGCACCCAATCGCCGTCGACCTTCTTCCACCCGTCGAAACGCGTCTCGCCCTCGGGATGCAACTCCGCGAACGAGATCCACCCACCGAACTCGGTCTTCGCCGTGCCCTTGCGCCACGAGAACCGCACACGACGATGCCGGCGACGACCTGCGAGCTCATGCCCCTTCGGGTACACCTCGTACGCCTTCCACACCGCCGCACGCTTCTCATCGTCGAGACGAGCCGGCTCACCCTTCAGTGAGCCCGGACCGAACACAGCCCGCTCCTCGATCAGGTCACAGATCGGCCCACCCAGAGAAGGCCAAGGCTTACCGTCGATCAGGTCGTCGTCAGGAACAATGAAGGTGGTCATACCGCGCGGAGCGTCGCCCGAGGATCACCACCACCCCGCTTCGGGGGCGAAGGCTTGTTGCGACGCTGCTCCCCCCGATCCTCAGCTTCTTCAGCCTTCTCAATCTCCAAACGAAGACGAACAAGCGCCAGTGGGTTCAAACCGAGACGGTCAGAAAGCATCCGCGCTTCCTTCGCCGCGTCCAAGCTTCCCTGCTCCGCCGCGATCTTCCACCGCACGTACTGCGCAACCTCACGATGCGAATGAGACTCTTCCCACACGACCGCCTGAGGCATCGACCACAGCTCAGACCACAACGCCACTTCAGCGTCCGTGGCCTGCTCAATCTGCAACTGAAGCGTCGCCACCGCGAGCTCGTTCTTGTTCAACTCACGACGCAACCGCCCCTTCGTGCGACCATCGTCAGCATCCTGAAGCTCAAGCTGAAGCGACACCACCCGATCCCGCGCCGTCTCCAACTGTGCAACCATCGACGGATACGGCAACAGAGGCCACACCGGCACCGCGCCACCCCGCCCAGAAGCCGGAAGCACCGTGAACCCCTTCTGAGGATCATTCCTACGCGCACGCGCCGACGGGTGCTTCGGGGCCGGACCAGGCATCAAACACCTCCAAGAATGACCACCAAAAACAACCCCCAAACCCGTACACAGCAAAATCCCCCTCCCCGGCGGTACCTGGCGGGGTGCGGCTCGGGGTGACCCCCCTGGGGTGCTTGGCGGTTGGGGTTAGGTGGTGGTGTGTGCTGCTCGTCCTCCTGCTGAGGTGTTGCAGTGTGCGTGTTCGGGTCCGGCGTATGTGGTTCGGTCGTCGGTGTGTCCGAGGTGCCAATCGTCGCCGGGGTTGATGGGTTGTTGGCAGCGCCAGCAGGTGACTGTGCCTGCTTCGACAGTGGGTTTCCATCGTTCGCGTAGGCGGGTGTGGTCGTTGCCGTAGCCGCGTTGGTGTCGTGAGCCGCGGTAGTGTTCTCTCGTCTTGCGGTGTTGGGGGCAGGGGCCTGTGGTGTCGACGAGGTTTGGGCATCCGGGTTGTGAGCAGAGCCGCATGGGCTTACTCGCTTGTGCGGGATGGCTTGGCTTCGTGCGCCTTGGTCCATGCGCGTTGTCGGCGTTGGTCCTCAGCATCCATCTCGGCGCACTCTTCTGCGGCGAGCTGGGATGGGTAGACGGTGGAGCACTCGGTGCAGGCGTGCATGGTGCTCCTTGCCTAGAGGATCTGCAGTTGCTCCCACGAGTTGTTCGCGGTGAGGAACGTGAGCATGCCCGACTGTGCGGACTCGCCCTTGATGTTCGTGTACCAGGATGATCCGCGATCCGAGGATGGGCCCACGAGGATCCAGCGCGCGTCTCCCGACTGCTGAACTCGCATGGAATGCCAGTGCCCGGCGATCAGGATGCGGGCGTCGGCGGTGGGCATGCGTCCGTGGGACTGGCCCTTCCACCACTCGCCGAGGCGGTCGGGTGAGCCGGCCTGGTGTCCGTGGACGACGCCGATGAGGGATCCCGAGGTTTCGAACGCGAGGGATTCCATGTAGGGGAGTGGTGTTAGTACCTCGACGTGACCGAAGGCTGCGGTGTTCAGGCGAAGTGCGGCACCAAGCATTTTCGCGACCACGAGACCGTAGTCGGCGTGCACGTCACCGGCGGGTTGCTTCTGTCCGATGCGATGCTGGCCATGGTTCGAGGACACGGCCACGTATTTCAGTGATGGGGTGTGTGGTGCGAGCATCTGGATGCCTGTCAGCATCACGTGCATTGCTGTTTCCACCTGCTGAGGGAGCGCGAGATCGTTCGTTCCGAGCTGTGAGGAAGTCGAGTAGATGTTCTCGATCACGTCACCCGCATCAACGATGACGATTTCCTGCGGTTGCACCTCGGCGGCGAGAGTGGCGGCTCGTGAGAAGGAGTCGAGTACCTGTTGCAGGGTCTCCTCTGTGCCGCCGGCGACGTCTACCTTGCCGATCTGGAAGTCTGTGGCGACGACGACAAGCGACTTCGGTGCGGAGTCGGTGGTGTGGGTGATCGTGGGCCGGTACTCGCGGATGCGCTGTTCAACAGCAGAGACGTCGATAGCCGTTGCGGACAGCTTCGGGCGCACGTTGAGCAGTTTGTTCCAGAACCCGCCCGTCGGGTTCGTCGTGACACCCCATGAGAACGTGACATCGTCGGGATTCTGCCCCTTGGCGCGGATGAACTCGCGGAAGTCGTCGTAGCCCCATGCGCGATCCGCGGAGAGCGTGTAGTCCGCTGACCCGTCCGGGCGGTGCATCTCCTGCTCTGCCTCAGGCTCATGGGTCGTGCGCTGGGCGGCGGCAAGGCCGAGTCGTCTGCGCGAGCGTCGCACGGATGCTTCGTTGCAACCCAGATGCCTTGCGATGGCAGCGTTCGAGAGACGTTGATCGATGAGCTCTTTGACGCGGGAGTCGTCGATCTGTTGCGGTTGGTGGCGCGTCATTGAGCCTCCAAAGTCTGCCCGACTCACCTCGCCGTAAGTGATGAGTGCTGATCGAGGGGTGGGCAAGCGTATGTGCTGGCCACGACGGCGCAACCGTCCGCCAGCTCTCCCCGTCGGGAGTGTGCCCGAATAGTGGGCGGATCCGTTTCGTCGTCAATCACGGTGGATCTGGCCGGACATGGCGAGGGAGAGATGACCTCGTGACGTGCGGTTCGGGGGCTGGAAACAGAAAACCGGTTCTCGCCGTGGAGGCGGAACCGGTTTCGTGCAGACTTATCCCGAGCAATCTGAGTGTACCACGTATCGAATATGTGTTGGGAACTGGTGTGCGAGTTGGTAGAACACGTCTACGAATCCTGGGGTGTTGCGGCTCCGAGCGATGCGGCAAGGAACGCGAACCGGTCCGGGCGCCAGGACACGCCGCAGGCGAGGCAGCGCGCTTCGGTTGTCGTGCCGTGGTCGTCCTGGATGAACACGAACACGCGGGTGCGGCGGGACTCCCCGTCGACGAGTTTCCATTCCCATTCCTTGCCGCACTGGATGCAGGGGGCGGCGATCTCGCGGGTGCGTTCGGGGTTGAAGAACGAGTTGATCAGGTGCACCCAGCGGCGCAGCAGGTGCAGAATTGTGAACGGTTCGAGGCGGCGTTCCACCCACCAGTGCTCATTCAGGGTGCCGGGGTGATCGATGTGCTGTTCGGTGACGGTGATGGTTGCCTGTTCGTCATCTGCGGCGATCGCGACGACTTGGGCGAGCAACTGTTCCGGGGTTTCGATGCCGGGGACGTGGTTGGGGAAGAGGTGGCACCATGTTTCGGTGATCTCGTGATCGATCTGCTCGTACAGGTCGTGTGCCCCGTCGCTGATGGGAAGGCGGGCCTTGAACCCTGACGTGCCCCCGGTTTTCTCCATCCCACCGAACACGGCTTCGCGGAGCTCGGCCAGCAGGGGCGGCATGTCGTGCGCGACGACCGTACCCGTCTCGGGGTCAGTGTCGTGCTGCACCCAGGTCTGGGTCAGGCGAGTGAAGTAGTCGAGCTTAGACGGCGTATCGCTCGAGGTGGGGGCTGATGCCATTGTGAGTACTCCTTGTCATTCGCGGTCTACCGCGACGGATACTCAGTGGTGTCATGCTCTCGATCCCTCCTCGCCGCCTATCGTACGGGAGCGGGCGCTTTTTGGCAGGGGAGGCGTACCCTGGCACCATGTGTGGTCGCATCATCGTGGACTATGACGAGAACATGCCCGTCGCGGGGAACACTGCGTTGGCGGCGTGGATGGGGGAGCGCCCCGAGGGTGCGAAGTCGTCCTGGAACCTCGCACCCACCCTCGACATCCCGATCGCGCTGACCTCGGAGAAGGACGGCGAACGGCGGTTCGTGCTCGCACACTGGGGCATTATCCCGCCCTGGAACAACGACGGGAAACCCAGGTTCACGTTCAACGCCCGCACCGAGGACCTGATGAGCAAGCCGACGTTCGCACCATCAGTGAAGGCGCAACGGTGCGTCGTGCCAGTTACCGGGTTCTACGAGTGGACCGGACCGAAGGGCAAGCGGATCCCGCACGCGATCTTCGGGCCCGGGCAGATCCTCCCCCTCGCCGGCCTCTACCGGTGGTGGAAGTCGCCGGGGGGAGAGTGGAAGCTGACGGCGACGATACTTACCCGGGCATCGGCCGGGGTGATGGAGCCGCTGCACGATCGCATGCCGGTGTTCGTCGACGACGAGATCCTGGCAGACTGGCTTGATCCCGGCACCGTAGGGGACGGGGCTTTCGTCGACGCGGTGTCGGCACTAGCGGTGCCGTACTCGGAGCAACTACGCGAGTACGCGGTGAAGCCGCTCAGCGGCGACGACCCGCACCTTCTCGACCCGGCCTAGGGGAAGGTGACCTCGTCGGCCGGCTTCTGGCGCTCGGTCCGTACTCGCCAGGTCACGGCCGCGGCCATCTCGAGAGTCGGGAAGTAGCCGATCAGGGTTCGCTTGCTGGGCTCGGCCTCGGCTGTGACGGATCTCCAGAGCCTTCCCTGCGGGCGGCGGATCTCGACCTCCCGGATGATTGCGATCTTCGTGCCGCGGTCGTGCATGTGGTACTCGCCGAACCACGGGGTGAGGGTGTTCGTCGGTGTCCAGTTGTGCGCCAC